AAGTACTCATCACGGTGAATAATGTTTATCTTGTCATCGTCCGTAGCATCAGGTATTAGTAGCCAATTGAATAGCGTACATAAGCCTTTTAAGAAGTCGCTCTGCTTGATATTCTTGGGGATCAAGGTATTCATGTCACGATTTCCGAACACGCCCGTTATATTGGAGCTTGGTGTTACGGTCACAGTGCTATCGAATGTTAAGATATGTTGAACGTTAACTATCGTGTTAATGGCGTTTACCCATACGAGTTGTGAGCTATTGCCACTGTTCGTGCCACCAAAACCCGGTACTATCGCACACGTAAGAACATCACCGACGTTTAGATTCGTTACAACAACAGATTGATTGATTGAATCATTTAATATTGTCAACGTTTGGTAAGGCGTTAAGGTAGAGTAACTTACAGGATTGAGTATTATTTGGTCAGCTATCTGCGTGCCATTCTTGTAGATTTTAATTGACAACCACATCCTAGCAGTATCGTAGATGTAAGGCGAACCATAGAACATGTACTTCACACGCAATGTCGCATTGTTTGGATTTACAAGCTGAAATAACCTAGCTATCTGAAAGTTAAACGTAACACTTTCGGACGAAGCAACATAGAATGGTGAAGCCCACCCCCCTGTTGTTGGGTTGAAAATGTTTGCAGGGTCTAGGCTTTCAGTAACTGATGTATAAGGGAAGCTGTTGCCAACTGGAATCCACTTAGGATTCGACGTTGTAACATTAGACGAATGAGCCTTGCTGAACTGAACCTTATACGCATCAACGTTAATACTAGCATCTGTTATACTCATTGGTACAACCAATTTATCGAAGTTGAATTTCGCTGAATTAACAACGCTGTAACTCTTACCAGCCTTAGCGAACATCCTATCCATGTACGTCTTAACGTACACGCTTGGTATCATCTCCCTAACTGGGATAATATTCGTTGGCGTATAGAATGGAAAGTACTTGTACCCATCGACTGCCGTGTTTGAGAATGTCGCTAGTACATTCGTAGCATTCAGTACATGGTTGTATTGCGATAGGTCAACATCGCTCATCATGCTATTAGCAATACTCGTGAAGAAGTCTGCTACACTATCCTTTACATTAGCCGTGAATGTGAAGCTATCCACAACCATTGTTGAAGTGCTAATCTTCTCAATGCCTGTTATCTGTAACAGCATATTCTCTGCTATGACAATACCATTCTGTACGATAGCACACTTCGTTAATTTATTGGTATTGAACGACATTTGCTCAATGTTCACGTCATACAACGAGCCGAGCAAGTTAATGTTGTTTTGATTTCCAACTAAAACAATAGTTTTTGAAAACCCCCCTTTCCGTGCCGAAATATCCTTAATATCTTGTGCGGAGAAGTTGAGCGGGAAATTAACATCTCCAGCAACATCTAAGTACCCTTTGTCTATTTGAATCTTAACCATTTACCGCTGAATTATTAGAGAATGAAACAGTAACAGCATATTGCCACACCTTACCATGAATGCTACTCTTAACCTCTGCTGTTTTGGTTTCGCAAATTACAGGAATAAACTCGCCATTTCTGAACAGCATCTTACGTGGGCTTTCAATCATTTCAAAGAAGTTGTTCTGCTCCGCTTCGGTCATAAACATTGTGTTCATCTCAAGCGTGTTAGACTTCTTGTTGTTGATGTTTATTGTGCCGTATTCCGTTGCGATTGGCTTCCATACAGACCCACTGACAGACCCCTTGCGCTCAATGTTGTAAGCTTCATTCGTTACGTTCGTTCTAAGTGTTGAGCGTAGTAACATAGGGATTGAAAGTATTGAGCCGTACTTGTCAATATACAAGATCGAGTTGTCCTCAATGCCACAACCAACTAGATTGAACGTTATCCACTCACTTCGTCGGTTAGTCCCTTGATATATCGCCACCCTGTACCATGTTGTATCGGGCTTAATCAATGGCAACGACCCACTAACAGCAGTAAGTGTTGGCGTGTTGAACGTGCCTACATTAATAGCTGTAACGATTGTCCCTAGCACGCTAGTTGAAAGTACATCGCCATTACTGTTCTCAAAGCGCACGTCACGACTTGTACCATTTAAGTTCAAGTAAGCGTTGAGTATTACAGAAGTATTCTTTGTTATGTGATGTGTCTTACGCTTAACTAACCACTCGCCCATTGAGATTAGCGAGAACCTGCTAGCTGTGTAGTTTATCTCCTCATTAGTATCGAACGTGCCATTGAACGCTACTTTGGAAAGGATATTCGTTATGCCTAGTGTCGTTGTCTTTCTGTTGTCAGCGTAAGAAATCACGCCGTCTATTGTTGCATTTGTTATGCTAGACCATGCAACATTAACCTCTAGCCACGTTGGTGAGCTTGCTGTTACAATTTGATAGCCTTGCAAGAGCGGATTAGCCACGCCATTGTCAACTTGATTTATAAATATCTGTTCGCCAACAGCATGCGTATTGCCTACATTTATCCTTACCTTACCACCGCTGTTCGTTAAACTTGACGTGTAGGTCGTTGACGTTATCCTACTTTCACCTACTTTAACATCATATATCAAGTGGCTTCTTGTGGCGTTGAAGTAGCTCGTTGCCATAGCATTCTCAATCTCACTTGGCAACCGTGAAGAAAGTAGCTTTGAAAGATCTATCTCCCCATAGCCATCAACAGGTCTAGGCTTAACGAAGTACCTTCCAATAAGTGTTGACGTTCCAGCTAAGTAAACATCGAATATGTATTTAAACGCAAGGTTATTCTTGTTCGTCGAATCAATGATATACTTCGTCGTGTTGAATGCTGGATGAAGTGTGTACGGTTGTGCTATTATTGTCTGGGCCATGTACTATAATGTTATAAGATTGAACTTCCACCACCTGTTATTAAAGATTTTATTTCCATACCCGCATACCGAATAGCATCCATTGCATCGTCATTCATCTTAACGACGCCCTCTGTAACAACACCGTTGATTTTCTTACGCTTGTACTTCTTGTTTTCTTCAATAATGTTTATTGCTGATGCTGATACAGTAACGTTACATTCGTTGATGAACGATAAACCATCGTCAACTGACTTGTTTGCCTTTAATGCGTAGTAGCCATCGTTAATTAAATCCTGTATCATTTCAGGGCGGGCGTAGTCGCACATTATCTCAACGTCTGTTTCTATTCCTAGTCGCTTCATTTCAGCAAGTAAGCCACCTGAAGTTAGCCCACTCTTGTAGATTAGCTCCTCAATGAATAAGTCGTGTTCGCAATACCACACTTTGACGAGTGCTGTCGGGTGCTCGAACCCAAAATCAAGCCCATAAACGAAGTACTTAAATCGTTCAGGCTTTTCAGTTGTTTGCTCCCAAACAGGATAGACATTCTCAAGAAGTTGCCCTACTTCGCCAAGACCGTACACCTGCCACCAGTTCCACCAATACCCACGCTGACCTCGTTTGTCTTCTGCCATTGCTTTAGCTTCACGGCGAAGTAAATCATCTTTAATGGCTTGTGGTATCGCTTCATTTTCCTTGTAGGTAAACTTCATAAAATCAACGTCGTCACGCCCCACTAACTCCTTGTGTGCCCAAAATTCAGAATCGGCATTGAAGTCGAGCCATATCTCGCCTGTTGTTCTGACCATTAGAGCATCGGCAATCTCGTAGTCAATATGGTTAGCTTCATTAAGGAATAATATCTGATGCTTGCCACTTGCCTTAGCCTTACCCTCTGTGTCGAACGACTTGAACTGTATCGTTGAGCCGTTTCTGAATCGATACTTTAAGAATGTGCCGTTCCATTGCTCCTGAACGAATCTGCCCTCCTTTATCGTGAAGTCCATGAAGATAGCCATTGCTCCTTCACGTACTCCCTGCATCGTTTCAGCAACAACAGTAATTCTTTGATGTGGTGTTGCTAACGCCCTATCTATGAGAATGGGAATAATGGAAAACGTCTTACCCGACGATGTAGCACCCTGAACCACCTTTATGCGCTTCTTTGATTTAAGAAGTGTTCTTAAAGTAGTTGTTATTTCAAATGACATCTAATCAATATTGAATATCCTTGGTTCTGTTTTTACCTCAACTTCTGAACTATCCTTGTAGCCATCCAATCGAGAAATCAACCCCTCTTTGAATTGACCAACAGCCGCACCATCGAACCTATCTTGTTTTGCTTCCCTACGCATGTGCGTAACTATCCCCCCGAAATCCTTATATAAATTGTCTTTATTTTCGATGTAGTTATCCATTGAGCCGACTCCCCAGCCTTTTTCGTTGACTGACCAAACAATGAACGATTCAACAGTAAGAGGGAGATAATTTACCATGTACACCACCTCGCCAGTTTTTTGATTAAGAGTTGGTACGCTTCTTCCTTGTTTTTTTCTCCACTCCTTGTACTCCTCCCACATTGCTAGTAGTTCCTGTGGTTCTTTCAGTTTCCTTGTTGGATGCGGTGGTCTGTTTTTCTTCTCCATCTTCAAATATTTCTGTAAAACCTAGTTTGTAAACTTGTGCATATTGGCGTGGTTTAAGGTCTGCCACACGAATAATGATGCTACCTTTCTGAATAATCTTAGATAGCATACTTTCTTTAATCTTTAACTCTTTCATTTATCCTTAATTTAAGCTTTTTAACCTTTTTTCTACAATACCTCTCATCAATCTTGTAATACCCAGCTAGGTCTTTTATCGTTCCGTTATTTCGCTTTATCTCCATATATTTCTCAAAGAATATACGTTCAATGAAATTAAACCTAGCCAGCTCACTATCTATAATGTTATGAAAGTCGTAATGTATCTTTTCTTCATCACTTTTTTGCGTTATAACTTCTTCAACTGCTGTAATCTTTTCCTTTTTCGTTTTGCTTTCATTGTATAGTAGCTCACACTTTATGTAGTGTAGCAGAATTCTTTTCGCTTCCTCAAAAGTCTTAGGCTCATGCTTCTGTGAATTGATATATGCGTATGAAATCGCTGTTAAAACATGCCTATTCTTCTTGCACACGTTGTTAATATGATGTGCGTATGCGAGCAGTTCGCTATATTGCTTGTTAATTACTTCGTCAAAGTATCGTACCATTGCATGAAGAATACAAAGAATATCTTTCGCTCTGATGAACAGCAAGAGGAAGCTGCTATTTCGGGCAAGTCGTCGTTATACTTCGAGTATATTCGTACTAGGTTCTGATTGACAGACGAGCTATATTGGTGTATAGCGTTTAGACTCTTTACCCTTTCGATGTACTGAATGTCATCTTCTTCAATATTAATGTGCATATCATTGCTATTATTGAGTAATAAATACTATGTGTTACAAAAAGGGTACACCAAAAGGATATACACTTGTAACACTGGACGTTGTCTATTAGGTATTGAATTGGTATAAAGTCAGACTTTAGGCGCTCAAACAGTAGTGTCAATGGTGTGAAGCTACACCATAAGAAAGCTATTAGAATAGGCTTGTAAATTGCAAGTAGAATCTCCATGCGTGTAAATATACAACAAAAAAATACCTGACAAAAAAAATATCAGGGATTTTTTAATTAAATGTTCTTATTGTAATCACGTTTCAAATCATCGAAGTACTTTCTAGCTAAATCAACGTGCGATTTAGCCAACTTCCTATCATCTTCTGTAACATCAACCCTGAATGTTTTAACTCTTGCCCAATCAGGCAGGTGGTCGAAGTTGTGCATTTGGCGTACTTCATCAAAAAAATCATCGGTGTATTGTCCTTGCTCGCCTGCTAGCTTCCATAATTTCCACGCTTCACCCTCAACTATATCTATCGGTGTGTTTTCTAGTGAAAAACAAATATACCAATGATCATAACCTGCCATCATTGCGTATCGTTTAGCTTGCCATAAGTAGTTATTATAACTCTTGCTAGCTTGCTTTAAATCATTAGCGAATAACGGAAATGTATCGTCTGAAAACGAACACTTCGCATCGAATCCGAAACGCTCATTCTTGTAGATGACGTCTGGATGACCCTCGCCTAAATCGTCTTTAAGCACAACACCAATCTTATTAGCGTTCATAGGTGCTAACCATCCGTTAACTCGTGCAATACGAACGATTGCCGAATCTTCTAATCTATTGCCCTTGTCGGTATATTTCGATTCAAAGCGATACGGTGAAGTACCTCGAACTTCCTCACGAAACATCTTTTCTACATGTGTTTTTGCTCCATCAGATAACGTTGGTTCAGAATCACGCTTTTCGATTAATCTATCACGCTCAACCGCCTGTTTTTCAGTAATTGTCACCTTAGTTAGAAGCTCCCCTAATGTAGCCTGTTGTTTATCCGTTAGTGTACTTCTTGTTAATCCACCCATCAACTCACCGAATGAACTAGCGCGGAACATTAAATCAGCACCAGTTATTGTTAAATTATGCCTTTCCATTAGAATAGTTTTAACTTTTGTTCATCAGTTACC